TAACGCAACGTCGCTTCCTCGAACCACTGGTAGAAAAGCGGTTCAAGAACTTGGTCGTTTGCGTCTTCTCGCTCAACGTCGATCTGCTTGAAGTAGGGAGTGAAGTCCAGTTTGCCCGATGCAAAATTGTGGTTTGACGAATCGCCCGCCCCAAGGTTGTGCGGCATACACTTGGGCCGACCCATTTCGCTGACTTGTGCCCGATGGAACGCCTCGTAGGTTGCATTCGGATGCTCGGCACGCATCTGGCTTGCATCCCAGCCCATCGGTAACGCGGTCATCATGCCGCGCTGGATGTCGATCGACGAAAACGGCGATGCAAGGTCGGCCCCGGTGTCGGGACTCATTTGCGTCTTGAGCAACACCGAAAGCATCGCAGCGATCTCGGCGGATGATAGCGTCGCCTCCCGCCATCGACGGGACGCGGCCCCAGTGTTCAGCGTTGATTTCATTTCGGCAACACCGCGGTGCTGGCCTGGTCGTTCCAGCGAAAACCAGTGCAGCATGTTTTCCGCAGGAACCCGGTCGGCAATCTTGGCAATGTCAAAGAACGTGCTCCCTGGATGGTATCGCAGAACGTCGTACCACAGCGGGTTGCCGAACTCGTCGAATCGAACGCCGTCGATGTAGCCAACGGCGGCAAAAGGCAACAGCGGAGAGGAAACCTGCTCCGCCTCAACGAGTGCTACGTCGAGCTTGACCGGATCGCGAAGGCGGCCGTTGGTTCGCAGGATGCCGAACGCCTCGCCGTCGCTGACTTTCGCCAGTGACATGCAATGCAGCTTTCGCCGCAGTTGGCATCGCTTCGACCAGTTCCACCAAGCGGTCTCAACGATCCGGTTGAACGCATCGCTGCCGCTTTGCATTCGCAACGACGGGCCTTTGCCAACGACGTAGTTGGCGTGAATTTTGAGCATCCCGTCGAAGTAGCCGTTGCTACCCCGCTCGTATCGGGATCGCTTCATCAGCGTCAATCGGACGCCGCGAGAGTTGGCCGAGTCCGCGTCTAGTGCGTCCGCATTGGCCCAGTAATTCTTGTACTCGTCGGTCGTCTGCGCCGAGTCATACCGGGCATGGATTCGCGGAGCGGTAGATTGCAGGTCGGTAGCTTCCGGCCTGCTTTGCGGCTTCGACTGCTGGGATGGTTGCATCCCTAGCAAAGCGTTTACGCTCGCACTCATCCACACCCCGGCGGGACGATCTTTGAAAAACGCAACCCAAGGTGGTTTCGGTTTCCCGAATCTTGGTTTGCAAGGTGACGCTGCGCCGCGATCAGGTCCGCGATCGGTCGCTCAGTGATGTTGGTCGACTTGACCGCCACGCTTTGCGGGTTCAACATCGCCTCACGGATGATGTCGTTCGGGTCCGCAGTCGTGGTGGTTGCGTCGCTCATGTTTGCATCTTGCCAAATGCAATCGGCCGTGCAACAGTCGCAAACCAGAAGGTGCCACTAATGGCAATCGGTTAGAAGAATGTCTCCCGCGTCGTCAATTGTTGACGGCAGTTCCGGCATACGCGAGTCCGCTTCGTCTCCATTCCGTCCGAGGTGTGCCAGGTTGTCGACACCCTTGTATCGCGGCAGCCGCACTTCGGGCACGCCAAGCCGATGCCGGATTCCGCCTCGATCTTTCGGGTGTCGTTTGCCATTTCGTTTAGCGGTCGTCGTTCCGCATCGCTCATTATCGGCTCGCCATTTCGCGTAGGCTCATCGGTCGGCGCGCTCGGCTCTGCGACTCGACCGCAGCAGCGACAGCATCGCCCGCGCACAACGCTGCATAGGTCGCGTCAAGCCAGTGGTTATTTCGATCGACGCGATCCCAGACCACAACTTCGCCCTTGCCCTCGACGTATTTCTCGACCTGCTTCTCGGCGACGATGTGACGGGTAAACTCGCCATGCTCCGAGACGCTGGCCGCCTCGTAAAGCGTCAAAGCGTTTTGCTGATCGGCCGGCATCAGTAGCCGCTGGTGTAACTCGCTTTTCCAGTGGTCCGTGTTCATGTGGACCAGCAAAACGCCCGGGATAGTTCGGCCGTTTCGTTTGACCATGCCGATGTGATATTGGCCGCCAACGTGCAAGACGCCCTTCTTCTTGCCGTCAGGACTGAGGTACTGAGTCATCCGCCGTTGGCCCAATCCGTAGCCCTTGGTCGGCCGGAACACTTCGGCACCGATCGGCAGCTTGAGCGACTGGTTGATTTCCCCGCAGAACTCATAAACGGCATCCGTGTGCTCGTGCCAACCGCTGTCGATCCAGACCTGTGCCGGCCGCAGCGTATCGCCTGTCTCCTTTTTCCAGCCGCCGTCAAAGTAGCTCGAAAGACGCTTGAACGCGACTACAAGCGCAGGCCGAACGCCCAGCGTGTCAGCCTCGACCGGGTGCTTGCCGTAGTCGATGATCCGCGAGCCTGCTGGCGTGAACGCGATCGCCGTCCAGTGAAGCGTTCGCTTCCCGGTGTCGATGCCGATCGTGATGTGGGTTGCGTCGGTCGGCACAATGCCCTTTTTTAATCCGGTCGCCCGTTCCTCGATCTGCTCAGCATCGATCGGCGTTAGGTCGATTTCTGGCGGAATGTAAGGCAGCGTCCAGACGAACTGCCGCTGCTTTTTCTCGGCATTCTCCGGGTTGCGGGATTTCATCGCTCGCCATTCCTCCGCCCCGAGGTCCGACACTGCCGCGAACGGGTTGTCGATCGCCGACCAGCGAAAGCCGAACGTCTGGGTCCGCGGCATCTCGCCGTGAACCGTCCCGTCCTTGCTAATCGTCTGGTCCCCGTGTACGAGCCGAACGAACTCGGCAGATGCTCGCCGGTCGTCCTCTGTCCAATCGTGATCGCAGGACGGACAAACGAAGTGTGCGAGGTCGCCCGCTTCTTCGCTGTCGCGGCCATCTTGCCACCCCCGCAGATGCTCACGCTCAGGGCAAACCCACTCGAAACAATAGGCACATGGCCGCAGCAATCGCGACCGACTCCCGCCGGTGTACTCCTGCCAAATGCGGCCCTTCTCAATCGACACCGTACACTCCAAATAGACCCGCTTGTTCTTGCGTCCGAATGCTCCGGTTCTCGCTTCGATCTGTTCGATCTTGTCGGCTTCCCGCGATGCTTCGCCAGCCGTGTCCATTCCGTCCGTCTCGGTGATCGCGACGACTCGGGTGGTGAACGCCGCACGTGCCTTGTCGCCACCGCCGGCAGTCATGAATCGCATCGTCGCACCATTGCGAAACTTAATCGACTGCTTAACGTCTCCGCCGCGTGAACCCTCACCCGACGTCGGCAGCAAGTCGCGGTAATCGCTGGCCTCGATCACCGGCAGGAAGTCCTCCTTCCACTTGTCTCGCGCCATCGACATATCCGGCAAGCCGACTACGACCGTCTCGCCGATCTCGAACAGGTGGTAAAGCACCGGCAGAACGTAGCACATTAGCGTCTTGCCATTTTGCACCGGTCCGGTTGCCGCGACGCGGGACCAACGGCCGCTGTCCAGCTCTTCGAAAAATGCCCTGCTTATCGGGTGTCGTGAGTGCCGATACCGTTCGCCGAAGTACGGACCGTTCGGAAGCGTGATCGCGTCCTCGACCCATTCTGCAATCGGGCGAAGCGTTGGGGCGCGAGACTGCCGCAGGCACCATTCAAGGTCCGTCCTCAGCGATCGGTCGGGTAGCTCAATCCCCAGGGCGATCATCGTCCAGCGACTCCTTTACGATTAGCTGGCACTCGTCAAGCGTCTCGTTCAACATCTGCCCGGCCTCGTTCCCGCATCGACGGACCAGCCGTTCGCCGAGCCGCCGAATCAGTACCGCCCAGCGGCCCAGGATGTCGCGGGCCTTCTCCCGGTCAATCAGTTCGCCCTTGCGGGACTCTAGGTCAAGCTCCGCGTGCTTGGCCTTTGCAAGCCGGTAGCGCTCCAGTGCGGGACTGTCGCCTTCGGCAAGTAGCGGGTCGTCCTCGTTCTTGATCCGTGACGATCCCGGCCCCTCGGTCCTCAGCCAGATCGCAATCTTGTCCAGCCGGTAGGCTCGCGGCTTGCCCGGCATCCGCTGCTTGGCCCAGTTCTTGACGGTATCGACGCTGACCCCGAAGAACTCAGCGACCTCGCCCTGCGTGTCCGCCGTCCATGCCAGCCGCGTCCCGCCCGCCTCGTCGATCGCCCGCAACGCGTCGCGTAACGCCTTGCCGCGTTCCAGGATCGTCTTGGGCTTAGCCTTCGGGTTGGTTGTCCTTAGTGGCATTCATTCCTACTTGACGCCTAGCCATTGTTCAATCACCGCCTTCGCCACCTGCTCGGTCATCTTCGGCGGCACGCTCATGCCGATCATGTACTTGCCAATCTTGTCCGTCTTGGCGTGGTAGTCGTCGGGGAAGCTGCCGAGGCGTTTC